GTGGTCGACCGGTCGACCGGACCACGACGGCCACCGCAGCCGCAGGGCGCACTCGCCGGATTCGACGTCGACGAGGCGCCCCGCCACGTACAACGGCACGGTGCAGATCCGATCGGCCTCGTCCGCGTCAGACACGCGCCAAACGCCGCGCGCGTCCACTTGATACCCGTGGGGCGTCGTCCATCCGTCGGGGGCGTACGGGGCGCCCTGGGCGTCGCTACGGCGCACGACGCGCAGCCCTCGGCCCCGGGCCTCCGCCATGCGGGCGAGCGTCCGCACGTCAGCCGAGATCCCACGTACAGCCCGCAGCCGCGCGACGACGCCGGCCCACTCGCCCGGCGCCTCCCGCGTCAGCCCGCCCAGGTCGTCGAGGGCGGCCTCGTCTGCCAGCGTCGAGGCGATCACGCTCGCGAGGGCCTCCCGCGTCTCGGCCGCCTGGATCTGCGCGAGGAGCGCCGCGGCACGGGTTCGGCCTGCTGCGAGCAGCACGGCGGGATCGGTTGCCTCGACGCCCACAAGGGCGGCCAGTTCGGCGCTATCCATTCAAGCCCCCTCGGCGACGTGCCAGAGCGGCGCGGCATAGCCGCAGGAGTTCCGGTGATCGCATGCAGCGCCGCCGAAGGTGTGAGGGGCGAGCAGCCACCATAGCGAGGGCCGCCCGCATGCGGGGCACTGTACGCCCTTCACAATGTCGCCCGCAGGTCGACGGATGACCGATCCGCCCATTCGCTCGCCCAGGGTTTCGCGGGCCTGGGGGTCGCTGTCGAGCACCCGACGCACGGCTGCGACCGTGTCGCCCTGATCGGCGTACCGCCTCGCCTCGCGCGCAGCACGCGCCCGGCGCTCCACCTGGGCGGCCTCGACCTGCCGCCGCGCGTCGTCGACCCGCTGCGCGAGGTCGCCCAGGTCCAGCAGCTCGCCCGGATAGCACCGCGCCCAGGGGGTCGCATGTCGGCCCATGCAGGGCAGCAGGTACAGCCGCGACGGATCGGAGCACTTCGGATCGGCGACGTCGCCGTCGCCCCGCAGGGCCGCGCGGTAGACGCCCGACCATAGCGGCGCGGGCACCGGCTCGGCCAGTGGTAGGATCACGCGCAGCTTGTGAGCCTCGGGCGAGTGCGACCACGAGGTATGGACGACGCGGGCGAACCCGTCCCACGCCTCGACGGCCTCGTCGATCGTCCGCCCGTCGTCGTAGTCGAGCACAAGGGCCGACACGTCGACGACGTCGGCAGCACGACGGCGCCCGCCTTCGCGGTACCTAACCGGCGACCAGCAGGGCGCGGATCGCTTCGCCTCGTCGTCGTCGCCCCAGTGGGCGCGGAACTCGATCAGCGTCTGCGCGAGACGCTCCCAGGTGAGATCCCGACCGACAGGCTGCACGGTGCGCACGTTCTCGAAGAATGAGACGATCACGACATGCCCCCGAATAGCAAGCCCTGCCGAGGGTCGCGCGGTCGCACGTCCTCGCCTCGAATCTGCCGCACGACCGCGCCGAGGTAATCGCGCCCGTCCTCGTCGATCTCGCACGTCACGACCTGCCGGGCCTCGTCGGGATCCGCTCGTGCCATCCACTCGGCGGCTACGGCCTCGCGACACGTCCCGCCGAACGGCACCCAGACGCGTTCATGCGGTCGGCTGCTCGCCCGGATAATGCGGTCGGCGAATGCGACCGGCTTTTGGCAAGCGTGCAACGTGTCGCCGTCACTGCCGCGCAATCGTTCCGGCCCTTGAACCATGCCCGAGTGCCACACGTTCGAGACGCCCACCGGCGCAGTAAATGCGGGGCGGCTCGCTTCGTACGAGGCGCGGAGGTGGTCGTACTCGGCGCGGAGGTGGTCGTACTCGGCGCGGAGGTGGTCGTACGAGGCGCGGAGCCCGCCGTCCGGCCACGCGGACGGGTGCACGAGAAAGGGGCGGTCTCGGGGCGCCCCGTGCTCGGCGGCGTAGGCGGCGAGCTGCTCGTATGCCTCCCACGTCGGGAGGGACCATTGTGACCGTCCGAAGTAGTGCCCGGCCATGCCATTCGTTCCCATGGCGGTGTCCGCCTGTCGACGTTTCAACCCTGCCGCCTCCCACTCCGCAACAAGGAAGGTCCGCGCGAGGTTCCGATCGTCACGCCCCGCCGCGTAGGCAATCTCGGAGCCCGCACACGTCGACGGCGCCCACGCCTCGCGCTGGTAGAAGCCGCAGACCTCAGTCACGTCGTACCAAGTCCGAAGGCCCTTCACGTCGCACTTGCCGGCCATGAACCCGACGCCCTTGTCCCATGTCACGAGGGATCGAAACGTCCACCCGCGCGCCACGATGCCCGGGTGTAGCGTTGCCCACCCCTCGGCGGTATTCCAGACGTAGAGCGACGCGGACGGCGCGCAGAGGCGCCCTACGTCGTCGAGGTGCGGCGCGTACCACTCCGGCAGGCCGGACACCTTCATCATGTCCCACGCTGCTTTGCGCATCCCATAAGGGCCGTCGAGCACCGCAAGCGAGAACGAGCCCGCGGCCTGCTCGGCTGCGACCTGCCGCGCGTCCGCACGGTGGATCGTGTTCGTTGGCGATTGATACACGATCACGAGATCCACCCACGGCGGCGATACTCGCCCCGCCTCGCCTGGGCGTACCCGCGGTACGGCCCCCATGCGTCGACGACGTCGACGACGACGGGGTCGGGCGCGTCGTCATGCGGCCGCAGGGCCCGGCCGATGCGCTGCAACGTGCGGCCCACGTTCTGCGTCGGGGCGGTCAGCATGACGGCCGACACCCGGGGCGCGTCGAGGCCCTCGTCGGCGAGGCTGGTAGCGACGACGACGTCGACCCGACCGGCCCGCATATGGTCAAGCACCGCCGCCCGTTCGATCGGCTTCATGTCGCCCACGAGGGGCACGGCGTGCAGGCCGTGCTCAGTCATGATCTCGGCGAGGCTGTGCGCGTGCTCGACGAGCTGCACCAGGGCGAGCACGACGTGCCCACGGTCGACGAGCAGGCGCGCCTCGGTTGTGATTCCGAGGTTCCGCGCGACATCCAGAGCGAGCGCCCGCGCCCGCTCGTGCGGCTCCATATCGTCGAGGTCGACGGCGGGCGCGTACCATGTCCGGATCTCGGGCCGCAGCACTCGGCCCGCCGATTCGAGCACACGGTGATCGACCTCCGCGACCGTCGGCCCCAGCGACGCCCGCATCCACGGGGTAAGCCCGTCGGCCCTCTCGGGCGTCGCGGTCAGCCCGTAGCGGTGCCGGCCTCGCATGCCGGCGAGAACGCCGGCGAACGTCCGCGCGGGCGCGTGGTGGGCCTCGTCCTGGATGACGACGCCGAACGCCTCGCCCCACTTGTGCAGGCGGTGCCACTCCCACCGCCCGAGGGTCTGCAACGAGCCCACAACGACCCGCCCGACCTCGTCCGGCAGCTTGCGGCCGTAGCCGACGACCTGCGCCTCGACGCCGAGGAACTGCCGCACGCGCTCGACCCACTGATCCGCCAGATCGCGCGAGTGAACGAGGATCAGGGCGGGCGTATCGTGAGCAGCGATCAGACCGCAGCCGATCACCGTCTTACCTGCGCCCGTGGGTGCGACGATGACGCCGCGGCCGGCCTCGACGGCCGCCTCGACGGCCTGCTGTTGGTAGGGGCGGAGGTCGCCCCGGAACGCCAGCGGCTCCGCCTCTGGGCAGGTCATGCGGTCGACGGCGTCCGCCTCCTCGATCCCAGGCGCGTAGCGCGGCACAATCGCGCCGCCCTTCCAGGGTCCGCCGTCCTGCGTCCGTACGGGGTGCACCCGTTGCGCGGGCTGCTGGCCCCGCGGGTAGCGCAGCCACGCCAGATAGGCAGGATTGGGCACCGATAGTGCCTTGACCCAGCGCGCCCGGGTTCGGTCACCTGGGCGCAGCAGGAGGCCACCGCAGATCGCGCCCGTCATGACTGCACGGCAGCGTGATCGACGACGTCGAACCCAGACGCCCGCAGCGCTACCTCGGCGAGTTCCACGTCGAGCACCGACGCCAGCGCAGGCCAGTAGCGACGGGGCACGAGTCGATCGCCGACCCACCAGCGGTACGCCGAGGTGCTGCCTACGGCTGCGCCCAGTTCGACGGAGACGGCCACCGCCAGCTCCTGATATGTAGTAATCCCGCGCACTTGTGCGGCGGCGGTCAGCCATTGTCCGGCGTGGTTAGCGTCCATGCGATACCCTCCCAGGTGTCCGGGAACGTATACCGGAACCGTCAACCAATGACAAGGGGAACCGATGGGACTGATCGACGACATGCGATCCCGATTTGCCGAGATCGAGGCGACGGGCATGGAACCCATGAGCGTGCACGCCACCTCATGGGGTCCGGTCTCCGTGATGGTGCCCGCCGCCCAGCTGGTGGCCTGGATCGAGGCAACCGGCCGAGAGGCTGACGCGAGGGGTCAGACGACGGCAGGCGTGTCGATGGTCACGGTCGATTGTGGCGGCGTTTCGTACGTCTCCAGGGTCCAGCGCACGAGGCCGATCGATGATCCGATCGGCGTCCTGCGGGGTGACGGATGACCGAAGCCACGCTGCGGAACGTCACCACCTACCCGGACCGCGAGGCGTGGCTCGCCGACGTCACGCGCGACGGTGTCGGCGCGACCGACGCCTGCCGCCTGCTGGGCCTGTACCCTGCGGCATGGGGCGGCCCGTGGTCGGTCTGGGCCCGGTACCACCGCCCCGACGCGATCAGACCGCAGGAGGGCGCCCACCTGCGTGCGGGCCTCTATTGGGAGTTCTCCGCGCTGGAATGGTACCGAACGCACCGGCTCGACGCCGACGTGACGATGCGATCGCCGCTATGCCGCATCGAGGGCGGCCTGCTGCGGCCGTCGCCCGACGCCATGATCACCAACGCCGAGCAGCAGATCGTCGGGCTGGTGGAGGTCAAGTGCCCCCGGGCCGGATGGCATGCGTACGCGCCCGACGGCCACGTCGTCGAGGCATGGGGCGAACGCGGGATCAACCACTACCCGGCGCCCCTACACTACTGCGTGCAGGTATACGCGCAGCTAGCCGCGGCACGACTGGCCGGCCATCCGGTCGGCTGGGCGGATCTGCTGGTGTTCTTCGGGCCGCAGGATGTGCGGACGATCCGATTTGTGGCCGACGAGGCCCACGAGGATCAGCTCGTCGAGCGCCTCGCCCAGGCCCACGCCGAGATCGTCGTCGACGGTACCGAGCCACCGCCCGACCTCTCGGTTGATGCATGGCGCGACCTTGTCGAGAGGCCCCGAGATGCCGACCACGAGGCCGACGAGGATCTGGCCGGCATGCTGCGGCAGTTCGCCGCCGTCGCTGCCGTCTATCGCGACGCTGGGGAGCAGCGCGATCGACTGCGCCGCGACATCCTCGCCCGCGCCAACGACCTGGGCGCCCGCCGTCTGATCTGGGACGGGCAGCGCCTCACAATCAGCAGCCGCGGATCGCTGACCATCCGGGAGATCAAGCCATGACCACGATCGACGAACAGCTCGACACCATGCAGGCCGAGATCGACAGCTTGCGCGCCCAGGTTGCCGAGGGGCAGCTCGCGGGCGCGCTGACCGCTGCGCAGGCTGCCCTCGGGCCGGTGCGCAAGAATAAACGCAATCCCCACTACCGATCGACCTATGCCGACCTCGCGGCCGTCTGCGAGGCCATACGCGAACCCGCGACGGCTGCCGGCCTGTCGTGGTCGCATACGACGCGGCAGGCGGGCGACGGCTGGATCGTGATTGAGACCACGATCACGCATGAGAGCGGCGCAACGCGCACGCATACGTTCCCAGCTCGCCCGACGAAATCGGACCCCCAGAGCATCGCCGGGATCGTGTCCTACGGCATGCGCTACGGCCTGATCATGGCGTTCGGGCTGGCTACGTCTGACGACGCCGACGGGCAGCCGCGGCGACCTCGTCGAGCTGATCCACCGGTACGCAATCCGGCGGGCGGCGTATCCATGGCGGCGGCCTCGTCCGCGCTCGGCGACCTCGGGCTGACGGTCGAGGGCGTCGACCGCTGGCGAGCTGCGCAGGGTCGGCCCGCGCTGTCGACCCTCGACGACCAGCAGCGCGCGCAGCTGCTCGCCTACCTGCGATCGTCCGATCAGGCGAGGGGGCAGATCGCCGAGAGCGTCGACGGGTAGGGAGTTTCCCGTGGTGCCGCGGTGTAAATGTCATGCGGATACCTTGCAAGGTTTCGGCATGTCGTTAATACTTAGGCATCGGCGGGGGGCAATGAAGCCCGCGCCCGCCGAGGGGAGTCACGACGATGAAACTCGAATACCGCACATTCGGCCCGCCGACCGCAGCACAGTCGGCCGCGCATGTTGCAGCACTCGCGGCAATCAAGGCGGCGGGGTTCACCCCGTTTCCACTGATCACGCACTACTCGAACGGCCACGTTCACGCCGCATCGGTCGAGATCCTTCCCAATACGTACGGCCACCCGGCGCTTGAGGTTTTCGTGCCCGTCGAGCGCTAAACCGCCCAGGCGCAGCCCGGCCCGTACCCCCTCGGGGGTCGGGCCTTCGGCGGTAGAACCACCAACCAGGGGAGCATGACATGGCCCGGAGCATTCTCGACATTGACCTTGACGCCCTGCCGGCCGACGACCGCGGCGCGATCACGTGGGCGGCCATCGCCGCAGAGCACGGCGCCGATCACCTGATCGACGTGGCCGTCTGCGCGATTGCAAAGGGGCGGCCGAAGCTCGCCCGCAACGCGCGCGCCGCCCACGTTCGCGAACTGATGCGGGCCGACGGCTTGACCGGTCGACGAGGTAGACCCATGAAAGGTCGCACCCGCAGGGATGCCCGGCTGGTGGTGTTCATCGAGCAGAGCGTGAAGGACCAAATCGCCCGGTCGCGCGGGACGGGCGAATCATACGCCGACGTGATCACCCGGTGGGCTACCGAGCACGGGGTGAAGGCATGACCGCCGAAACCCGCACCCACATACTGGGCAATCTGATCGTGCTCGTGACGTTCCTGTTTTGGTTCGTCGGCGACTATGCGGTCGATCTGCTGCGCCTGCTCGGCGTGGGGTAGGCTCGAACCGTTCGCCCATGAGGGGCGCGGCGCGCGGGGCTATTCCGCCCAGCGGAGGGCGCGGCCTACCCGGTCGACCCCAACGTCGATCGACCTGCGCGTCGTCAGTGAGAGGGGAACGCATGATCAGGATCGGGATTGACCCAGGCAAGCGCGGGGCGCTGTGCGCCCTCGGGCCCCACGGCGCGGCGGTTCGGCTGCTGGCGACCTGCTACGCCGGCCCCGACCTCGTGCCGGCCCTGCTGGTAGCGGCACTGCATGACGTGCGGCAGGAGGCAGGAGGCGGCGACGTATCGGTCGCGGTCGAGGTGCAGCAGAGCATGCCACGACAGGGCCTCTCGTCGACGTTCCGAACCGGGGCGAACTACGGCCGGATCTGCGGGGTCGTCGGCGCCCTGGGATGGCCCCTGTATGTCGTACGCCCCCAGGCATGGCGGAGGGCCGCAGGGATCACCGTCGGCAGGGGCAGCGACCCGAAAGCCGCAACGATCGCGGCCGTGTCGGCGCGGCTTCCCGAGGTCGACCTGCTGCCCGGCCGCTGTCGGAAGGCCCACGACGGGATCGCCGATGCAGCGGGGATCGCCCTTTCCCTGCCGGCGTGAATGTGCGCCGCGGGAACCTGAGCGTGCGGCGGGTCGGTGATCTGGTCGACGTCGCCGCCTCGTGGCCCGGTGTGACCCTACGAGACGCGGCCGCGGAGCTGCACCTATCGATCAGCAGCGTCAAGACGTACGCGGCTGCGGGCCGGCGTTGGGGCCTGATCTGGGCCGGCTACGTCCCGCGCCTTGTTGACAGCCCGCAGGGGCCGATCCCGTTCGAGGCCCGCGTGCGCATGTCCGATCCATTGCGCGCCGTGTATGGGAGGATCTGCCGGTCGTGGATGCTCCAGGATCCGATCCGCCTGCATGATCTGACGCGCGAGGGGCTGCGACGCTCCCAGGCCAACGATTATACGACGAGGCTGCGAGCCCTGGGGCTGCTGGCGCCCCCTGGGACGCTGTACGCGACGGCAGACGGGTATGCCCTGGCGAACTACTCGGCGGGCGGTTCAGGGCACGCCATGGAGGCGAGATAGGCGGTTTCCACTGCCCGGCACTCCGGCCGCTGCCCGTTTGACTGGGAATAGCGCAGGCACGACGCCCAGGCGCAGGCGAGACCTCCGGGGTCCTGCTCGGATCGGCACTGCGGCGGCACGTCCGCCAGCTTGTCGCGGATCTCGGCGTCGATGACGACGGGGCGCCCCGCCTGCGCCTGGATCTCCACCATCCGATCGCCCAGGATGTCGATCTGCGTGCTCTGCGCCTCCACCAGCCCCGCGACCTGCTCGACGTTGTCGGGCGCCGTCGCGCGTCCGGCGATGAAACCGCCGGCGGTCAGCACCACCGCGGAGACCGCGACGATCGCGGCTGTCGTGCCCGCTGGCATTAGTTCGTCGCCCATTGCATACACCCGACCGCCAAAGCGCGCCCGACGAGCGCCAGCCCTGCAGGGGTCAACAGCTCCCGATTCCGCGCCGAGTCGATAAAGAACGGCTCAAAGCATACGCCGGAACAGTTCGATGGAGCATCCCAGATCCCCGCGATCGTGGTGTGCGCCCGGCCCCAGGTGCCGCCCCGTTCGGTAGCTCGGACGACGCACCGATCGATGTGCGGCCGTGCGCCTGCGTCGAGGCTGTCGGCGATGGCCTCGGCGAGCGCCTGCCCGCCTCGGCTCCGCTGATCATGCAGGACCAGCCCATACGCCCCGCCGCCCGCATTGACATGCGCAGCGACGTAGGCGACCCGCTGATCGGGAGCGCCCGCAGCTATCTCCGCGGCCCTCTCGTGCCTCTCGGCGTACCATCCCGAGTCTAGCAGGTGGACGTTGTGACCCTCGGCCACCAGCAGGGCGGTGGCCGCCTCTATGTATTGGGCCGTCAAATCGACCTCCCAGATCTCCACGCCGTCGATCTCGGTGCTGGCGCCGCGGTCGTCGCGTCCCGGCTTGCCGACGTGCTGGCGGTCGAGGATCACTATCATTGATCGTCCCGCATCCGCCCCAGGACGCCGCCGACCTTCCGATCGATGCGTTCGCACGTCTCAAGGATCCGCATGTGCTCGGCTTGGTGCTGCTTGGACATCGTATCGATCTGCTGCAGGTGCCGATCGACCGTCGTAGAAATCAGCGGCATGACGGCGTCACGGAGCAGTTTCCAGATGCCCGCCCCTACGAGGATGCAGACGAGCAGACCCGCCCCAGGGCCGGCGAGATACGGAGCCAATGCCTCGATACTCACGACGACCTCCCATAGCCTGCAGCGATCAGCGCGTCGGCGACGGCCTGCGCTACGGGTTTAGCATCTGCGGCGAGCAGGTCGGCAGGCAATCGGTCGCGCCGTGCCGTGGCGAGGGCGTCCGCCTCGTCGACGGTCAGCAGGACCACGACCTGCGCGTATGCCTGCGCCCCGCTGCCGTCGTCGGTGTCGATCTGCTGCTCAGGCGGTACCGTTGTCGCTTCTATCGCCATAGTTACGCCCTCAGCCGATAGGCGCGGATCTTGAACTCGGCCGACCCGACGTAGTTGCCGAACTGGACGTGCAGGTATCGGCGATTCCCAGGGGCACCCGTGCCCGACGGGCCGCGCCAGTCGTTAGGCCCAGCCGTGCCTAGCTGCTGACCGTTGGCCGTTGGGAATGCGGACGAGGTCTGATCGAATGACAGGTGCACATAGTCGCCGAGCACGATCCCCTGCATCCGTGTGGGCGTCGTCGTATAGTCGGTGATCGTGCGGTCGTTTGCGGTCGTGAACTGTAGCGACGGGAACCGCGTGCACTCCCTCTCACGGAGTGTCGTCGCGCTGGTGACGCCGAGCAACCACTGGAAGTGACCCGTGTTGTGCGGGATCGTCGTATCGTCGGCCACCTGCCAGAAAATCGCGGCGCTGCTGCCGGCGCTTGCGACGTTGTCCGCGATTGCATCGACCACCCACGGCGAATCGCTCACGTCGACGCCGAGATCGATCACAAGGTAGGCCTTGTTGCCACTGGTGAGCGTGCACGACAGCACACCCGACGACAGGGCAAGCGCGGACGGGCCGCTCGTCGATCGATAGTCGAGCGTCACGGACAAGCCCCCCACGGTATGCGAGCCGGCGCCGCCGCTGGCGAGGAAATCATGCGACACGGCCGACCAGTCGAGCAGCGACGCGAGGGTGACGCCGCCGCCACCGCCGCCGCCACCGCCGCCACCACCGCCGCCACCGCTTGCCGCGGCTGTGATGCTCGGAGCGCGTGCCATGGTCAGCCCTCCCGCGCCAGCAGCTCGACCACGTCGTATAGTCCCAGCTGCTGCAGGTGTGACGCAATGACGGGCGTCTGACCGGCTGCGATCCGGGCCTGGATGTCAGCGCGCACGCTTGCCCAGGTCGCGGCATCCCACGCCGACCGCACGAGCAGCACCGCCTCGGCCTCGCCCTGCACTGCCTCCTCGGTGTCGATGTCCTCGCGGCGGATGGTCATGGGCGATTCCCCTCCGGGCCGATCGGTGTCCGGATGACCCGATAGTAGGCCGTCCAGACGTTGGACGCGCCGGCCGAAATGGTGCGGCCGTTGGCCACGCCCATGTTCAGTTGCAGGAATAGGTTTCCGGAGTACGACGTCGTCGATCGCTGCTTGAATCCGCCCCCGCTGCCGTCGGCCCGAATGGGCCAGCCGAACGCCTGCCCTACCTTGCCCTTGATGTGGCCGAATCGGCCGTAGCAGTAACGATTCTGCGCGTTGAACTCGGTAAGCGGGCTGGCATTCGTCCGCACGGATCCCAGCAGCGGCACGCCGTCGGTTCGGTCGGGCGACCAGTACATCGCCGCGAGGTTGATCGCGTTCGCGGCCGTTGCGGTCGGATCGCTGCTGATCCCGAGTGCATACTGCGCCCGCGCGCAGCCTGCGACCGTCGGAATGTCCACCCACGTTTCGACCGTCCATCCGGCGTCCGACAGCTGCACCGCGGTTCCGTCGGCGTAGGTCAGTGCCTGATAGTAGCGCAGGCCGTCGTATGTGCTGGACCCGCCGAACGCATCCGACGATCCGGCGGTGAATCCTGCCCAGGTTACCGTAGTGGTGCCGCTCGACACGGCTACCGACGAGGTCCGCGAGTTGCCTCCAGGGTCGGCCGCCGTCCAGCTGCCATCGGTCACGTCGACCGACTCCCAGGCCGGCAGCGTGGCGCCACCGCCACCGCCCGACGTCGTCGCGGTGATGCTCGGCGCGCGGGCCACTGGTTACTCCTGCTCCAGCATGAGCTGCGCGAACGACGACGCGGTCGTTGCCGACACGTACATCGAGCCGCCGCCGGTGGCCCGTCCCGGGGCTACGCGCCACGTCAGGCCGCCCGAGGTGATCGGCAGGTAGTCGGTACCAATCGCGGCCCCGTCGGTGCCAGAGGACGCCACAGCGCCCGACTGAATGGCCGCCGACCCGTCCACGATGAACAGCGACACCCGGCGCGCCCATGGCGGCAGGATGATCTCGCGAGCGTTATTCGCGGTGCTGTCCAGTGTGATCCGTTTCGTCAGGAACCCAACGAGCGGCAGCGCCTCGGCGCTTAGATCAGTTGCAGCCATGGCGGAACCTCCTCGTGCGGCATCGTATCACCCGACGCGGCCCGCGTCCCGTTGCGGCAGGTCTACGCGCAGCACCTCGAACGACCACGCCGCCCCGAGGTACCGCCGGGCGATGACCTGGACGAGCAGATCCTCGACGTCGAGGCGGGCGTCGTTGATCCGTATCCAATCCCCCGAGCGGATCCAGCCGAACGATAGATCGGCCTGATAGGTCGCCGATTCACCCAGCAGGCCGTCGCGTTCGATCACTGCCTTGGCAACAAGCGCGGCCGTCGTTGCGTCGTCGGTCCAGGCGAGTTCGATCTCGCGGTGCCGTTCGCCGTACAGTTCCCGACTGAATCGCGACGTCGACGTGTCACCATTGCGAAACGTCCCGACTACCTGCCGCGCTGTCGCCTTGTTCTGCTGACCATCTCGCGCGTAGCTAACCGTCACCACGTTAGCGACGTCGACGGGACGGCCCTGAACTTGCCACGGCCCCGCCTGTTTGAACCTCTGCGAGACCTGCACGAGGGGCACCGACCCGACTTCTGGTGCATTCAGAAGCACCGGACGTAGCCCCCCAGACCCGCCCGCGACTGCGACCGGCAGAATATCGCCGAACGTGCGCGAAACATACTCGAACCCGCTGATTGGTTCGTTGATGTAACCGTTGACGCGCAGCGCACTCAGCGCGGGAACGATGGCATACCACGAGGTCAGATCAAGGGGCAGCGTCGACCTTGACAACGCCCAGAAAATCAGATCACCGACCCGCGAGATCCCGCCCTCCCTGCCGACCTTCGGAAGCGTCCGGAAACCGGGATCCCATGAAATCCAATACTGATCCGAGTCATGCTCCAGGCCCGAGGTACTCAGTACGTCTACCGAGGTAAATAGTTCACCCTGCAGATCGGGCACTACTTCGATCACCTCGCGTCTGGTGTTGCCGGCGTTGTCTCGGATCGTGACGGACTGCCGCTGTACTGGATGGCCCGCTATTACAAGTCGCGTCGGATTTGCCAACGTGTTGTTGCCGACCTCATACGGGTAGGCAGGGGAGCCGGCCCGATCTGCTGCGCCAGGGGAACCGAATACCACCGGCAGCCCTTTCCCGTCGTGGCGACGCACTCGATCAGCGGTTCCCAATGTGCCCGAAACCGTAGCAGGGAAACGGAAAGGCGAGAACGTCCGATCGCCCAGTACGTTGCTGGTATCGGTGGTGTTCAGGCCCTCTACCGATGCGGTGACCGTTCCCGTGGGAAGATTCGGATCGCCGTATTGCGGCTCTCGTAGGGGGCCGTCCACGATGATCTCCCGCATGGCGAACGGCTGCACCGCTACGCCCTGCCGCGCAGTCACGTATGCGACCTCCGCGTGGGCCCCGTCTATTCTGAATCCGCGACGCCGATATGCCACAAGATCCACCGGCAGCACTACCCGGATCGCAGCCCGCGCACCCCGCTGCTGCTGCGACAATCGGCCGATCGACTCGTCAATGTCGAGCGGTGTCTCGCACGTCCTAAGCTTGATCGGCTGCCCGTCCTCGTCGAGCACGACGATCCGACGGTCTGCAAATCGCCATACGTGGCCGGCAAATCGCACGGTCACGAGGAAGACGATGTCAGCGTTGATCCATTCCGACGGCGGGATCATTAAACGACCTCGTCCGCGACCAGCTGGGCGATGCGCACCAGCTCGCCCGAAAACTCCGGCCCCCTGATATTCTCGACGCTGACCTCGCCCGACAGCCGGGCGAGCATGAACTGCGCCCGCCGGTTGTACACGTCGACCGTGGCCCCGTCGAGCTTGTTTATGGTGCGCAGCACGACGACCGGCCGATCCGGACCGTCGACCTCCCGCAGCAGGCCCTCGACCTGCGATCCCGTGTCGTGCTTGGTTCCGCTGGGTTCGGCGTTCGCGTTGGTGTTGAGCATGAGAAAATCGGGCGACCCTTCGCCGTTGTCGTGCTGCCCCTGAAAAACGCCGTCCGTCCATGCCTGGACGTACTGACGGCGCGGATCGCCCCGTCGTGCCGTCCGGGTGGTGCCGTCCGGTGCGGTCTCGGTGGTGGTGTTCGCCTCGGTGGTCGTCTGCCATCCGAAGGCGGGCGGCGTTCCGAAGACCTCGACCCGGGCGAAATGCAGCAGCCCGATCTCGAAATACCCCTCGGGCGTGTCCTGCGCGTTGATGGAGATCCGCCACCCGGAGTAGTGAGAACCCAGCAGATCGATCCGGACGGCCACGTCGCGAGGGACGATCTTGCCGGCGTTCGTTGCCGTGGCGGTGTCGAGGCCGTCGAGGATGAACTCGGCAATCCGTGCGGTGCCACTGGTGCCCAGGACGCCCGCCGAGTGATCGGCGATGCGGTAAGCGTTGGCGCCCCACTCGATGCAGGACCCGGCGAACTCTCCGGCCTCTACGTATGTCGTCGACCCTGTAGCGCTGGCGGGTCGCACGCTATCCCCTGACCCTGTCAGGTTGCCGGCGTCGAGGCGAGCGTCGACCGTTGCGAGCGTCTGCCACGCCGTACCGTTGTACCCGTCGATCGTGAACCGGCCGAAGTTGATCCCAATCAAGGTGATCAGCACTGCGTCGGACATGATCCGGGGTCGGCCGTTCGTCGTCAGCTGCACCGCCAGCGCCTGGGCGTTGGTGTTCGTCGACCTCCATCCAACGCGCGCCGCGGGCGACTCACTCCAGAACGTCGAGGCCAGCGCGTACCGGTACCTCGGATCGATCTGCCATTCCTCGCCGACCCGGCCCGGCCCCCGCGTGGCGCTGATGGTGATCCCTTTCGATACAAGCGCGGCGAACGGGGGCGGGGCCCAATCGCGGCCGATCAGGTCGTCGGGGTTGGTGAACCCTTCGGAGAAGCCACGCCCCGCCTCGGCGTCGGTCACGTAGTGCCATTCGAACCACTCGGACGAGGCCGTCGCGCTGTCATGTCCGAAGATGATCCGATTGTTGGCAGAGGGCGAACCGGCGGCGGCGATGGTCGCCCCGTCCACTGCAACGGTCCAGGTCCGATCGATGTCGTTATCGTACGTCCGATACGCGGCGGTCAGCTTCCCGCTGCGCATGCTGACGAAATACTCGCGGGTCACGCTTCCGGGAAGGTTGATCGTGGCCAGCACGGTACCCGCGGCGATGTCCCGGATCGTGGTGGAGCTGCTGCCCACTCTAATCTCGATCTCGTGCTCGGTGCTGCCGTCTGCCAGCCGCAGACCCACATACACCTTGCCCAGGGCCACCGATACCGTCTTGAACGCGAAACGCGCGATCAGGGGTTCCGATACTGCCCCGGGTGGGTTGATATGGAATGTGCGCGTGCCCGACGTGCTGGTGATCTCTAGTTGCGGTTCACTCGTCGAGATCGAACTCGCGGAGGTCCCCGAGGTGGTCAGACTCCAGCCGACCGCATTGGGGACGTCGAACGGAAAGCCAGTACGAGACCAGCTAGCCCGACGGGCGATGGCGCTGAACTGGTCCAGACCTGGGATCGTGATCGTCGTATGACCGCCACCGTACAGGGCCACCAACGATTCATCCAGCGTCGTTCCCGATGACTCATGGGTGGCGGCCATGACCAGCTGACCGGCCCGGAACGTCGCCGCCAACGCATTCGGCCGCGTGTCGGCGTCGGCCATGTTGATCAATGACGAGAACTGAATCGTACCCGATAGAGGGCTGGGGAACGACCCGAGCGGCTCCCACGTGCCCGCGTTGTCACGGCTGCGACTAATCGCGATCATGCCCTCGGTGCCCGCTGCTGCGTTGTCGAACTGCACGATCTGAAACAACGCCCCGCCGCTATCGACCACGATCTCGTTGATGCCGCCGAGCTGCACCTTCCCTGCGGTGTCATAAAATCCGACGTCGAATCCGCCGTAGTCAGGGGTATTGAGACCTGCCGCATCACTGAGCGGAGAAAGCGCAGACGCCAGCCGATATAGGCGCACCTTGTTGTCGGCGGGTCCACCATGGATCGCGACGATAAACTGCCCGCCGCTCACTGCGACAGCCGGGAAACCCCAAAAGCTCGTTGATCCGTTGATCTCGATCGTTAGTAGCGCCTCGCCATTGCCCGGCCCTGCAGCCTGTAGGCACGAGGATCGAAACGTGGCCGACGTATTGTTGGCAATCAAGTGTGCCACGAGGAGCACCTGCCCACCTGCAGCGGCAGCACGGATCCGGCCGAGTGCAAACCCGGCCGATCCCGCCCCTGGTGTGCCCGAGATGTCGACGGGTACAGATAGCGCCCCCGTGGCCGTCGTAGTCCAGTTGACGCCGTCGTCGGTGCTGCGCTCGACCCGGATCTGCGCGAGGTTCGCCGCGTCCTGCACCCAGTAGAACACCTGCACCGACTGATCGGGCATCGGCACAACAGCAGCACGCGGGCGCACCAGGAGGCCGGATCGGACGGTGACCGTAGCCCAGGACGAGGATCCCAGCGTGCGACGGTACACGCGCAGCGTAAAGGTGGACGCGAACTGCACCGAAGCCACGACGATCACGGTGCCGTCGGCGGTCGTGCATACGTCGACCTCCTCGTGATCCTGCGCGGTCGTCGTTCCCCAGCTGATCCCCTCCATGTGCGACACGATCCCAGGATGATCCCAGCCGAAGTAGGGCGTCACGCCGCGAGGCCGCCACGCCCACGCCCCCTGCCCAGGGCCGACCAGCCCGCCACGCACGGCCCGCACGTCGATCGCATCCGCGGCCGTCATGCTACCGCCAGCGGTCAGCACCAGCGCCGTCCCCGTCTGCTGCGGCACGGGCACCCCAGGAACCGGCCCCGCTTGCGTGGCGGTGGTGTTCGCCGTCCAGATCGAAGAGGAGGCATCGAGACGCCGATCGGGCATCCCGAGACCCTGGTAGCGGTTCCGGCTGCGGTCGCTTCCCATTCAATACCCCCGCTGGCCAATCGGGTATTCCCGCTGCCGGTCGAACGCTCGCGTCAGTCTACCGCCGCGCCCCAGTTCGTCGCCCATGAACCGGTCGAAATGGCGGAAGGCATCCACGACGACAACGCGCGGCGCGATGTCCTCGCCCCTGTTCAACGCCCGCACGCCCTCGGCGCCGAGCGAGGCGGTGGCCGTGCGATTCAATACAGCCTCCCCCGCGAGCAATCGGGCGGGCTGCTGGTCCGGCATGGGGGCGCCGACGATCCCACCCGTCACCATACCGCCGACGTCGAATGACGGCTGCTGCGCGGCGATCATACCCACCCGAACAGCGCCCGCGGCCGCCACCAGACCGGCGATCGCGGCCGACGCCGGAAACCGGTAATCCTTAAACGCACGGGCCGCGCCGGCCTGGGTCGACATGATCGCGTCTGCAATGTTGAGGGCCTTCGCAACGCGGAACGACCGCAGCGCGCCCTCGCGGTTCGTCTTTGCCTGATTGTTCGCGGCCATCATGAACGCCGAGGCCGAGGTCGAGATCAGCGCCTGCGACGATGACAGGATCGCGGCGTTGGTGCGCTGGCGGATCGCGAGTTCCGCGTCGGCCTCCGCCTGGATGTCGGCGAGGCGTTTCGCCCGCGTTTCATCCCGGAGCGCCTGGATCTCGCTGATCCGTTGTTCCTCCAGGTCGAACCCCAGGGCGAGCGTCTGCTGCGACGTGCCGAGCGTTTCCTCGATCTCGCGGAGCTGTGCGAGGCGCTCGGCGTATTTCATGTTCACCAGATCGAGCGATCCGGCCTGCTCTCGGGCGAGCTGCTGCTCGATACCGGCGAGGCCCGCCTCGGCGGCCTCGACCTCACGGGCGCGCCGCTCGGCGGCGGCCTCGGCCTCCTGCTGCGCAGTTTTCGCGGCGGCGTCGCGTTTCTTCTGCTCGGCAGCCTCAGCGGCGGCGGCCTCTTTCGCGCGGGCGGCGCTCATGCGCTCAAACAGTCGATCCGTGCCCGCTTCGATCGCAGCGTCGCGCTGCTGCTGCGCCTGTGCGAACCGCGCGCGATCGGCGTCGAGCTGCTGCCCGACTTTTGATAGCTCGGCATTGAGGGCGATGCGGCGATCGGTCGACGTTTCGATGCTACCTAGCTCGTCGCGTATCGCCTGCTGCCGCCTCTCCCCCTGCGCCACCGCGATCGATGCGTCTCGGATCAGTGCGTGCGACTGCGCGGCGATGGTTTCGACCATCTTTTGTCGCGCCGATTCCTCCGCGCTGATCTCGCCCGTCAGGACCGCGACCTCACGCTCCGCGTCGCGGGTTGCCTTAGCCAATGCGGCCTCGGCGCGAGCGTGGCCCGCAGCGGCGGCCTGGGCGCGCTCGTGCGCTGTCGTGGCCTCCTCGACCCGGGCCGTCAGGCGTCCGGATGCTTCGGCACTTTTCTCCGCGGCGTTCGTAAACACTGCGAAGGCTGCAGCCGCTCCGGCCGCTGCAACGCCGACAGGTGCGAGCACGGTCGCGGCCGCAGACAAGGCCGACAGGACCGCCGGCATCATAACCTGCACGACCTGGAGACCCTGTTGGATGAGAACCGTAAATGGCGACGCGCCCGCACTCAGCTGCGCGATCACGTCGGGGATCTGCATTGCTACGGCCTGGGTGCCCTGCGTCAACGTGGAGATCGATTGCTTGCCGGCGGTGGCCATCGAACGGGTGGCGCGGGTCGTCGAGGTCGTGATCTGCCGATTGGCGCGGGCTGCAGCCTTGGCGCTCTGCACTGCGATCTGCGCCTCAGCCCGTGAAAACTGCGTCACCATGCGAGAGGCGGCGCGGCTCGCCTCCTTCTCGGTGATCCCCGGCAGCTTCGCCATCTCCGCTTGAAACTCGGATACACGGGCTACGACGTTCAGGGCGACGCTACGATTGATCGCGGCCATGGGTCAGTCCTTCGCGAGCGCGTCGCCGGCCCGCTGCGCGATCCGCGTCAGCGTGGGATTGGTTGCGCCGTCAGCATACCGCCGCCAGATCCGTGCGGTCGACCGGCTCCGCAGCGTATAGGGGGCGGCCGACTCCAGCGTATTGATCCACTCATTCGGGCGGCTCTGCTGGGTGCTGAATGAAAGCAGCGATTTCGAGAGACCGGTTTTCACGGGCCAGAGCCTGCGCAGAGTTCGGAAACCTGACGGCATCTCAATATCAAACGATCTGGCCACCTTCTCGGTGCTGCCGTCGACGATCCTCTGGGCGGCAATGTCCGCGCCCGTAGGCTCTAAATCGTAACGGTTGCCGGATTTATGGGGGACCGACTGGATCCGGACCCGCTGAATAGTGATCGCGGTCGTACGTCGTGACGTCAGCAGCATCGAGGCACGGCTGCCCAGGTTTTCGCGTGCGTATGTGCTGCCGATGAATGCCGATCGGTTGCCGGTCCTGCCGTTGTAGCGTTCGTAACGACTGAAACGGAAGATCGACATCATCGCCCCCGGGCTGCTTTCGTGGCTACGTACTGCTCCAGGCTAACCCCCCGCTGCTGCTGGACGGCCCGCGTCGCGTCCCGTGTCGCCTCGCGGTCGAGGGCGAACAGCAGCACCCGCTCGGCGTGCGACAGCGACAGCCAGCGCAGCGCGTCGCCCGTCCAGCGGTGCGCCACGATCAGGCCGTCGCGGAGGGGGCGGCCGTGCCCCCCTCGGAGTTTCCCGCGGTCGCCTCGACCTCGTCCTCAGTCACCACGTAGGAGGCGCCGACGTCGTCAAGGTGTCGATAGAGGTCGGGCACCACCTCGTGCCACGGGGCGACGGTCAGCAGCACCCGGAGGCACTTAGCGCCCCAGGTCACGAGGTCGCCCTCGCGCTTCGGCATTGGCGGATCGCTGACCCACGACATACCGACAGCCGCCGCAGCGACTGCGAGCTGGTGCTCGTCGACCACGCCGGCGCGAACGCGCGACATAAAGAGCGCGAGGCGCTGAGCATCGTTCAAGGGCGCGAGCATGCGCTCGCATCCCTCCCAGGTCACGGATTCCATGGGCTCCCCTCTGCGCCTACTACACGTAGGTCGGCGCCTGATAGTTAACGTACGAGATTTCGACGGTGTCGCCTTCCTGCTGCTCCTCGATGCTAGCGGTGATGCGGGCCACCGGGAGCACGATCTGGCCTGTGTTTGTGCCGTCGGTAAAGTCGATCTGAATCTTGACGCACCACATGACGCCAAACGGATCGGTGGTGGTCGCGGACGAGAACGCGCCGGCCTTTCGGATGACGTCGAGCAGCCGCGCGGCGCTGCCGTCGGTCAGATCCTGCGCGGGCAACCGGACGGTGATCGATCCCTCCTGCGTCGCGTCCTGGCCCTTCACCATGCCCTCAAACGCGGATCGCGAGTAGATCGCGACGGCCTCGGCGTTGCCCTCGACGATATTGGACATGCTGATGCCGCCCTCGCCGGCGGGAAGTGTGAACGACTGCGGTGACCCGGCGCCGTCTTTGATCGTGACGGTGCCGTGGCGCCATGTAAACGGGTTGGCCATGGGGTGCTCCTATGCAGAGACGCCAACGACGAGCACATCGACCACCGCGGCCGCGCTCCCGTCATTGTTAGTCAGTTCCAGCTTCTTCGCGGATGGTGTGATCGGCTTCTGCCCGTCGCCGGTAGCCGTCATGATGACAACGCCACCCGCAGGCACCGGCAGGCTGCCGGACGCGCCGACGAGCCCCGTATACGGCGTGGAACCGTCCGGCGCGATCGAGACGGTCGAACCGTTCGAGGCTGCCGCCTGGATGGCGAAGATCCGCCACTCAGCCAGCCCCGCAGCGACGCCGTAGGGGTCGAGATCGGCCTGTAGGTCGACGACGGCCTGCGCCCCTCCTGCGAGGGTGATCCGTCGATGCAGCACGGTATCGGCCTGATCGGCACCAGTCCCGGCGCCCAGGATGCGCGACAGCTCGACGGCCGACAGCAGCCCGCCCGAGGTGGGGGCGGCGCCGTCGATCGTCGCGCGCACTGACAGGTTGATCCGGGTGCTACTCATAGGCTGACCTCGTGCAGCAGGGTAACGCCTACGATAACTTCCAGGGCGAGCTGCTCGTCGACTGGCGCCAGCTGCACCAGCTGCCGCGGAACGACGCGCCCGAGGCCGCCCAGGTATCGGGACTCTGCGCAGAGGGCGCGCAGCACGTCGGCGGCGCAATCGATCGCGAGTTTCAGATCGGCATCCTGCGACGTGGCGCGCAGCTCGTACCGCACTGACACGTCGACAGCTGCGCGGCACTTCGCGACAAGGCCCTCGGCCCCTCGGGCGAGGTCGTCGACCTCGGACACCTGCGGGATGATCAGGTATTCGAGGTGCGCCGTCGCGTCTTGCTCGGGCAGTTCGAAAGGCGTAATCGCCCGCCGGAACGAATCCACGACCCGCCCGGATGTGTCGCGCTGGTAGGGCGCGGCGTCGAGCGCGTCAAGGCGGGCCTGCATGGCCTCGATCGCCAGCGATAGCGACGAGATCGGCACCGGCTACCACTTCCACCCGGCGCCACGCACCAGCCCGAAGCGAGCCGACGAAATGGGCACGGGTGACGGCATTACGTTGGGCTGGATCAGCACGGCGGGCCGCTCACGGCGTTCGGTGTCGTCGACCTTGCCGTCGTGATCATAGTCGGTCGTGACGTTGATCTCGCCCCATTGCCGCTCATACTGGCGCTGGTGCGTCTGGGCGAGCTGCAGGAAGTTATCGCTGTTGCGCAGCTGGTACAGCTCGCGGAAGAACCGCGCGAGGGTCAGCTCGCGGTGGCAGTCAGCGAGCACGTACGGGGACTTGATTAGATAGGTCAGATTGCCCGATTTGATCCACCGACGCACGATAACGCCCCAGGTCGCATCGATGACGGCCTGCAGGTTGATCGTGCCTTTGATGGCGGTGATCTGGCTGTACTGATCGATCAGGTCGTCCACGTCGAGGGCCGGCGCTATCGGTCGACGAGCGAGCGCCGCCTCGCGGTCGTACGTGCGGACGGTGCCGTCGGGGAGCGTCAGCGTCCACACCTCCTGCCAGCCCTCGCCGAGCACGGCGTCGCCCTCGCCCGTCAGGAGGGCACCAGACACCGTGAACGTGGCCACGCCCCCGGTGATGGTGGCGGCCGTCGTAGCGACGACAGCGGCGCCCCCAGGACCGTACAGGGCGATCGTGGCTGCCGAGGGCGTCACGGTCGCACCGTCCCGAGAGACCGGCAGAGAGATCGTGCAATCCCTCCCGATCTGCATGACGTCCGGGTAGGACGTGCGCACGCTGTACAGCGTCTCGGCGTTGGTTCCGGCCATGATGCCCCCGGGGCGTCAGATCAGGTCAGGGCGATCGTGGCCACGTACAGCAGCGTCCAGGAGGTGCCATCGCAGGACACCTTCGCGCGCTCGTTCTGGTTGATCGTGGCCACAGTCGCGCCGCCGTCATTCTTCACAACGAGGTTCTCGGAGGCGTTGGCGGCGTTGATGATCTCGTAAACGACGCCAGCACAATCCGCCTCAGCAGGCAGGGTCACGTCGCGCGCGCTGCCGCCGGGGTCAAGACGGAGGATGTTGGCGTCAGAGAACGTGACGACGCGATCGCCGGTCAGCGTCTCGTTCGTGACGGCGTTGGACATGGAGACGGGGCCGTATCCGATGTGGTCGGGCGCGCTGGACATGATGAACCTCTAAGGGTGGGGGGGTCAGGAATCGCGGCGCTGCCGCTCGGACCGTCGGCGGGCCTCTGCGACCCTCCGCTCGGCGTCAGTCTGCGACATGCCCGTCGATCGGGCAAGGTCGCGGGCGGTGCGCGCGATTGCTTCGCGCGCCCTTGTCTCGTCGGCACTCATGGCTCGCCCCCTGCTGCGCGGCGGCGCTTGCGTGCCTTTGGATCTGGCGTGGCCTCTGCGGGCACCTGTGCGGACTCATGGCGGGCGAGGTCGGCCTCGACAGCGGCCACCTTCTCGTCCCGTGCCTGCCCCGGTGCTGCCGCCTGCGCGCGTGCTACCCGCTCCCGAGCGCGGCGGATCTGCCGATCCATGATGAGGGGATTGGGCTGGGGCACCAGACCATCGGCCACAAGCGACGCCCGCCATGCGTTCGCGCGTTCGTGGTCGTATCGGAACACCTGCGACATTCCCGCCGGGGTCGGTACCGGAACCTCCCACAGTTCGGTAAACCGCATGCCGGGCCGGCGCTGCCGGTCGACGCACGGGATGCCGTAGCAATAGGTCGAGGCGTCGATACCCTCCGGGCGGTAGCGCTCGGCGATCTGCGCGGTGGGATCGAGGTATACGAATCCTTCGGATTCCTGCTGCTGACGCGCTGCCCGCCATGCAAGCCGCGGATCGCCCTCTTCGGCTCGCGTCAGCGTCCGGATGCCCTGGGCACCGGGCAGCAGCTCATGCCGCGAGAGCTGCGGAACCCAGACCGCCGCGCCGTCAACCTCCACGACCTCCCACGCGAGCGGATGCGCCCGAAGGAAGAATGCCGCGCGGCTGGCCGCGGTGATGCGTCCGCCGTCGTCGAATGGTGAGGCAGAGAACGGCGAGGCCGCCGGGCCTGCTGTCGGTGTCGGTGTCTGCGATCGGATCGGCATAGTTGGGGCTCCCCTCTAGGTTATCGAATGCGACGCGGCGCGAGGTAGCGGCGCGAGGGGAGCATGCGCAGACCCCCCGCACCGCGCCGCGAGCCGCTGATCAGGTGGTCGAGATCAGGCGCTGACCGAATGCAACCGATGAATCGGCCTTAGCGACGCCGAAGTATGCGAACGCCTCGGTAGACTGCACCTGCTGCCCGTTCTGATCCATGCCCTGCTGCACCAGCAGACCGAACTCGGGGACCGTGACGTGGGGCACGGCCGGCGCGATCCGGTCGGGGTTGGCGCTGGCCCACATGAGTGCGCCCCGGGAGTACATGAATCCCTGGAAGGCGCCGCCCGACGTGGTGATGTCAGAGGTCACGCCAATGTCGATCCCGAGGCCGAGGAAGTTCTGGTACACCCGTCCCCGCACGCCCTGGACCTGGGCGAAATCGCTGATCGAGTTCTTGAATGCAGCCTCAGCGCGCAACGAGTTGCGCAGCTGGGACAGCTGCTTTGGGTGCAGCATGAGCACGGCCTGACCGGGATCTGCGCCGTCGGTCTCGTTGTACGCTGCGACGATGTCCATAAGGTTATCAACACTCAGCGGGGTACCGGCGCCGCCCACTGCCGTGGCGAACGTGGCGCCGGTCGTGGCGACCTTCGCACGGAACGTCTTGATCCAAGAGTTGGTGATCATGCCGACGAGGCTGTCGAACTGATGAACCACCTGCTCGGCCGGCAGGGCGAGCATCCGAGCGAGGTAGGACGACTGGTAGCCGAGGCCATGGGCCGCGATCGTGATCGTGTCGTTGCCGCTGGTGAACGAGCCAAACGGGACCGCGGTGGTCTCGGTGGCGAGCGTCGTCATGGATGCATCGAACCCGAGGCCGTCGGCGAACGGGACGCGGACGGTATCGGAACCGCTACCGCCGAGGTCGCCCATGTATGCGACCGCCGAGAGATCCAGCGGGTTCAGGGCATCGGCGAGGCCCATACGGAGGCGCTCGGCGAGAATGACGGAGGCGTAGCCGAAATCGGATTCGGTATCAGCGTGACGGAACGGGCTGGCGATGGTGGCCATGGTGGGATCTCCCAGGTGCAAGGGTAAAGCGTGATCGGTGCCTTACTGCCCGTGACGTGGGAGATCCGAGGCCGTGCTCGTTGCGAGCGTAGCGGCGCGGGGGGTACGTGTCAACGCCCCTCGAACTGCGCGAGGATCTCGGCCTGCCTCTCCCGCGGCAGTGACCGATAGGCAGGGCTGCGCACGTATTCCCGCAGGGCCTGCGGCGTCATGCGGCCCGGGTCGCTGGATACGGTGCCAGCGTTGCCCGTCGGCGCAGGCCGAGGGGCGGGAGCGGGGGCGGATGTCTTCGGCATAGGGGCGGCCTCCCGGCGCAGGTGGTGGCCGAGGGCCGGATGCGTAGCGGCGCCCTCGGGATCGGTCAGCCACGACCGGAACGCCTGATCCGGGTCCTCGACCTCGACCTCGGGATCCAGGCTCTTACCGTACGCATACCGGAACAAATCGACGAGGCCGTCGTCGACGGCGCCCTCGGGGTCGGCAAGGCCGGCGCGCCGGAATGCGTCGAGGTCGTCACGGCGCCGCAGTTCGCCCCGCAGTTCGTCGAGCGTCTCCGACGCGCCGCGCAGCGTGCCGAGCTGCTGCTCGATCTCCAGCATGCGCGCCCGCGTCTCGTCGAGCTGCGCCGATTTTGCGTTGATCCGCTTCAGCGCCTCGTCCTTCGGCATGTAGTGCTCGCGGACGTATCCGCTGGTGAATGCGTCGGTGATCTCGCGACCTTCGATCGTTGGGTGTTTACTCATGCTTTCCCCTCGTGGTTATCGTCCGCGCAGGTGGCGGATCAGTGCTCGGTTTCTGGGCTTCCTCGCCCATGCGTCGTACCATGTCCGATCGACTCGGCGCAGCGTACGCAACGCCCACAATCCGCCGGCATTCCCGCCCCAGGCATGCCACGACACCCAGCCCCGCCCCTTCTGCCGCCATGTCTTCGCCTGCTTGTCGACGAGGTGACGAGACAGGAAGGACACGATCCGGCGCAGCGTCTCGACGCTGACGGGTTCCCGCGCGGCAAGTTGCGCCATGCGGCGCAGTCCCACCGACGTCAGCCCCCGCTGCGATGGTGGGACCGACAGGCGACGACGGCGCGCGCTCTCTGCTGCTCGCGCGACGCTGGCGGGTGGCTTGTATGACTCAGCCACGGCGGCGCTTGGTTGATCTGCGATGCCACGACGGCAGCAGATCGTTATCGGTGGTGTACTTCGGATTCCTCGGCTTGCCCGTGCGGACAATGCGCAAAAAAGCGTTGACGCGGGCCATAGCCCACTGATTCCGCGACGTTACGCGGGGCGAGTGCGACGACGAAAACGCACCCGCACCGCGCCGGTATACGGCCCGCAGGGTCGAGGTGCGGATCTTGCGTCCTGCCTCGGCGTCGGCGTTGTAGGCGGCCGCCTTCCCGCGCAGCGCCTTCTCGGTGGCCGCCGAGATCGTGATCTTGCCCGACCCCGTCGCGGCGCTGCCTCTCGGGTTGCGTCTGCTACCCCGTCGGCGCTCCGACCTCGTCGCGGGCGTGTCCGATGCCGGCGCCTTCCTCTGCGCTGCGCGGCCCTGTAGCAACGCACGATCCCGCGCGCGCTTGCGCGAGGCGGCATTTCCCACCGTGTACCGGTACCGGGTGCCAGATCGGCCCCAACGGTAGAACGGCCCCCGCTCGTCGGTTCCGCGCATGACAGGCACTAGCGTCTCCGGCGCCGCGGCTTCGGCTTCGGCGTTGCCTTGATCTTGCGCTTCGGCTTCGGCTTCGGCTTCGGTTTCGTCTTCGGCTTGGATCCGTAATGCATGATCACTCCTCTCCCATGTCGTCGTCATGATCGCCCATGATCAGGCGGATCGCCTCTGCGATTGATGCCAGCCCGATGGCGTCACCTTCGCGCGCCAGCCGTTCGCGGAGCACGACCAGCTCCTCGACAGCGGCGCGCATGTCCTCGGCGTGCTCTGCTGGAATGACGACGCCCGCGTCGTCGTCTGCCGCCTCTCGCATCCGCGCGAGCTGCGCCTCGTCGGACTGTACCCGCGTCAGAGCGGCGAGGGCATCCTCGCGGCTGGCGCCTGGGTGGTAGGTCATCCAGAGATCGACCTGTGAGATCAGCCCGGCGTCGCGCTCGAAAGCGAGCTGCTCGCGGTGCGCCTTCTTTTCGTCGGGCGTCT